AACGTATGTAGAAGGAACTGCTGGAACTTGGACTTTAAGTACAGCTCCAACAGCTAATGAATTTGATGAAAATACTGATGGTAGACTAAGATATACAGGTACTCCTACAATCAACTGCCTATTTTTAGCTTCAGCTTCTTTAGAAATTGATACTTCTGCTGTCGATAAAGAGTTTGGATTAGCTATACATAAAAACGGAACACTTATTACAGGCACTAAGATAGTAGGATTTTGTCCTAGAGTTACAGTTAACTCAGTTAATCTTGTTACTTTTGGCTATGCTTCTATGGCTACTAATGATTATGTTTCTATCTTTGTAGCTAATATAGACAGTACAGATAATTTAACTATTAGAACTGCTCAAGTTATGGGTATGGGATTGGTAACTTAAAATGTCACACTTTACTACAGTTCCTGTCAATGAACTAGAAGCTGTTAATATGCTCTTAGCTGCTGTAGGAGAAGCAGCAGTTTCAAGTTTAGAAACAGCAACAACCGTAGATGTTACACAAGCTAAGAATTTACTATCTAATATCAACAGGGAAGTACAGCAGAAAGGCTGGCATTTCAATACTGAGTGGGATGTAGTTTTATCTCTTGATTCTGACAGTAGAATTCCACTTGGTACTACAGTTCTATCTATTTATTCTCCTACTAAGATGACTACAATCAGAGGAAGAGAAGGATCTCCTTTTCTCTATGATTTAGATAATAATACTTTTACTTGGACTTCCTCTATCAATGATGCTGTTACAATTACGTTATTGGATTTTGAAGATATACCTCAAACTGCTAGACAGTATATTACGACTAAAGCTGCTAGGATTTTCCAAGAAGAAATCATAGGGCAAGTATCTGCCGAAACAGTTAATCGGCAAGAAGAAACGGAAGCCTATGCAGATTTACTAGATGACGAAGGAGAGCGTTCTGGATTTAATGTCGGGTATGGTACAAGAGATATGTATAATACTACCAAGCTCTATAGGAAAACATGGTAAATGCCACTAATAACAGAACAAATAAGCAACTTAATTAATGGAGTTTCACAACAACCCCCTTCTTTAAGACTAGCTTCCCAATGTGAAACTCAAGAAAATGGTTTAGTTACTATAGCAGAAGGATTAAAAAAAAGACCTCCTTTAGAATTTATTGCCAAATTAAGCAACAAAACTGATACTGATGCAAATGTTCATTTTATTAATAGAGATGAAAATGAAAGATTTGTAGTAACTATTACTTCAGACCAGTTCAGTACTGATTTTAGCTCCGATTTTTCAGGAGCTGAGATGGAAGTATGGGATTTAGATGGCGTTTCAAAAAGTGTTTCAGGAGCTACAGGAGATGTCTTAACCTATTTTACTACCGCAAATGCAAGAGATAATCTTAAATTATTTACAGTAGCTGATTTTACATTTCTATTAAATAAAACTGTAGCTACTGCCAAGTCAACGACTCTAGGAGATACTAGAGATCCTGAAGGTATTATCTTTTTAAAACAAGCTACTAATGCAGCGACTATGAAGGTATTTGTAGATGGAACAGAGGTATCTGCTGTTACTTCAAGTAATGATGCTGCTACACAAATTAATGATATAGTTAGTGATCTTACTTCTGCTATAGGTTCTACATTTGATATTACTAAGTTTGGTAGTTCAAATGTTCATCTAACTAAAAAAGATGGTAGTGATTTTACCTTACACGCTGATGCCCCCGAAGGTAATTTAATAGCGATTAAAGACAGTGTTGTAGATTTTACGGATCTTCCTGCTAGAACTAAAGATGGTTTTACAATCAGGATTACAGGTGTTCCAAGTTCAGGAACAGATGACTACTGGCTTAAACATAATAACCAAGCAGATGAAGATGTCGGGGAATATGTAGAAACTGTAAGACCTGGATTAGCTAATAGTTTTGATAAAAGCACAATGCCTATCCAATTTATGAGAACTTCTGAAGATCCTTGGGACGATGCTTTTGCTGCTGATTTTGGTGAAACTGTATTTGCGTTAGCTCAAGTTTCATGGAAGGATCGACTTGTAGGGGATGAAGATACTGCTCCTGATCCTAGTTTTATTACTGAAAAGTTGAATGATATTTGCTTTCACAAGAATAGATTTGTATTTTTAGCAGGAGAAAATATTATATTATCTGAAATTGGAGAATTCTTTAATTTCTATAATACGACTGCTACAGATTTACTGGATACAGACCCTATTGATTTAGCTTCTCCAAGTAATCAAGTAAGTATTCTTTATCATAGTGTTGCCTTTAATGAAGACTTGTACTTATTTAGTAATTTTGCACAATTTAAATTATCAGAGTTTGCAGCAGGAGGTTTGACTCCTACTAATGCTAAACTCTCACTACTTACAGAATATACAAATGATACAGGGACTGCTCCTGTTCTAAATGGACGTAAACTTTATTTTTCAGAAGAAGTAGATGGCTTTTCTTCAATTCGAGAGTTTGGAACCATCGAAGACTTACAGGAAGAAACAGCAGAAGAAATTACAAATCATGTGCCAAGTTATATCAAAGGTAAAATATTTGATATAAGTCCTCATAGTGACTTTTTGTTTGTTCTCTCAGATGAAAATTTAAATGAAATATTTGTATATAAAATGTTATTTGAGAGAGGAGTTAAAAAGTTAAGTTCATGGTCTAAATGGAAGTTTAAAGATGAAGAAAAAGTAATAGGTATTAATGTTATAGATCATATTGCCTATCTTGTTATTGTTAGACCTGATGGAACTTATCTAGATAAAATAAGTTTACAAGATGCTAACCTTGTTAATTTAACTGAAAGTTCAACTCAACTTTCATTTAAGCCTCATTTAGATAGACTAACAGAAGTTACAGGAACCTATAGTTCCGTTTCTGATCTTACTTCTTGGACTATACCCTATCCTGATGACTTTGGATCTACCTTTAGAGTAATCTTTGGTCCTTCTTTTGAAGGTAAGGAAGGAGATTTAGTTCAAGGAGTATCTCAAACTACTGCTACGACACTTACGGCTACCGGAGATCACTCTGCTGGCTCATGTTTCATTGGTAAAGATTACCGTTTTCTCTATGAGTTTACTGAGCCTACCATCAAGACTGAAGTACAAGGGAGACTAAGTTCTCTTTCAGGGGGTATCTTGAAGATCCGTAAGTTCAATGTAGACTTTTTTAATACGGGTTACTTTACACTTCAGGTGACAGCTCCAGGAAGAGATGCGTTTAATCATGTATATACAGGACGTATCTTAGGTTCATCTTTAAATAAAATTGGTACTATTCCTTTTGAAACCGGTAACTTTAAAAAGCTTATCTTGGCAGATGCTAGAGATCTAAAACTGGAACTCATATCTGACTCATACCTTCCTTGTGCTTTTACTGGTGCAGATTGGGAAGGTAACTATGTAGTAAGGACAGTAGCAAGGAGATAACATGAAGCCTTTTCATAGGGCTACTCAGCTACACGATATATGTGAGTTAGCTCCTAATCTCAGATATGAAGATAAACGCGAAGTTAATACTCTAGGAAAAACTCCAGAACAATCCCTGATGAGTGGATACTTGTTCGGGAGAGTCTGTCGGTCTATTATAAATAATCATGGTCAAGTTGTTGGTATGTATGGTGTTGTTCCTGCTGATAATAAAACAGGAATAATCTGGATGTTAGGTTCAGATAATTTAAAGAAAATCAAAAAGTCTTTCTTGAAAGAAAGTAGAACTGAAGTAAACGGTATAAATACTTTATTTCCTCATCTATGGAATATCATAGATAGTAGGAATGAGCTACATATTAAGTGGATTAGATGGTGCGGATTTAAAATAATAGGGGAACGTGTGGTAAATAATGTGAAATTTTATGAATTCTGTAGGGTAGCTTAATGTCTTATCAATTATTATATGCAAGTAAATTCATTCATGATGTAGGCACTACTGCTTATGATTCATCTAGAATTAATAATCAAGCTCAACAAAGTTATTCCTTAGCAGCAAGACAAACAGCTATTAATAATAATTTAAATTTCGATGCTCATCTAGCTCTTAATGAACAACAAGCTTTAACTCTAAAAAAATATGGTTTAGGTAGATTTGAATTACTTAAAAAAAGACGTAGAGAAGAAGCCCGAAGTGCAGTACAATCTACTCAAAGAGGACTAGTAGGTGGAACTCCAAATGAAGTTGGTGGTTCATTTGCTGCTTCTTACAACAATGTAACTCGCTATGCAAATTTAGCTCTAGCTAGAAAAGACTTAAACCAAGATTTAATTAATGACTTTAAACGTAGACATAAAAATATAGATTTAACTACTATTAGTCAAAACAATATTGCATTTTCTAAAATATCTCAAGGTGCTGATCCACTTGCTTCAACTTTATCAATACTTGGATCAGGATTACAGATTGGTATAGACATAGAATCTGGTACTACTGCTAGAGGAGCAACTCTTTATGGAGCTGAGAATGTTAGAGGATTTGGAGGAACATCTTAATGCCATCACCAGATCAGTTATTTACATTAGAAGAAATTAATACACAAGTAACACAGCCAGTTACTCAAGTATCTGCTCAAAGTCCTTTAAACACTACTGCAAGAAACCAACAATTACGACAATCAGTAACAGCATTTGGAAACGCTTTAGCTAATGTCGCTGAATATTCTAAAAGAAAAAGAATAGCAGAAGATATAAATATTGCAAAAGAAGCAGCAGTACGAAATGAAATCATGCCAGGTGGTTTACTTCCGGTAGCTCAACAAGCTTTCAGAGATACTCAAGATATTGATACAACAAATAAAATATTATCTGAAGCTAAATTATTTAAAAATAGTGAAGAAGCTAAAGCTATTGTTGAGAATCAAACATTTAATTCTAAACAAAAAAACGATAATTTAGGTGTTAAATTTGATAGTTTCTTTGATACTGGTGTTTCTTCTATACAAAATCCTGCATCTCTTCAAAAACTTAAACTTGGTATTGAAGCATTAAAGTTTGAGTCTATGGAAGATGTCCTTCTAATAGAACAAAGTCAAAAATTTGGCACAGCTTTAAGTGCTGTTAATGGTAATATTAATGCAGGTTTTGAACAACAAGAAATTGATCCTTCTGAAATTTTCACTTCTAAGTGGTTACAAACTAATGTAACTAATTTAAGAACTGCTTTGCCTTGGGTTAGTAACGATGATGCCAAATTAGCTATGTTTAATTTACTAGCTAATAATGAAGAAATGCTATCACATCCTGATATCATGGCTCAAATAATTCAAGGAGAATTTTCTAAAGGGGTGACTTTTAGTGCATTAATGCACTCTAGAAGGACAGCAGCAGGTAAAGAAGTCTTTGGAATATATCAAAATTACTTACAAAAAGTTAAACAAAACTATGATGATTTAGATAGAGCTGAAGTTAAAGCTCAAAAATATTTAAATGATGAAGCAGTAAGAAAAGGTATAGAATATTTAGACAATATAG